CCAATAGCCATATCAGAGCTAAAGATAGAATCGAGGGTGTCATCAACATCAACAAGAACACAGCTAGCAAATTGTCGAAGTGGAGTTCGCACTCCTGCCATGATAGGTGTGGGAATGTTGATTTTGTGCTTGCTGATTGCGTCGTAGTATCTTCGGACATAGTTGAGTCTCGTCTCTTTGGGATAATCCTGAAAGATCGTCAGGGCGATCATCACATACATAAATTGTGGTGACTCGTAAACCTTTCCAGTGCTGCGATCTTGCACGAGGTACTTGTCAACGACCTGACGTAGACCTGCATAAGTGAACAGGAAGTCACGATGATGATCAATATATGAATTAACTTTTTCAATCTCATCCTCACTATACTTATCTAGGACTTCTGCATCGTAGATACCGCGATTGACACACTCTTTGATGTGGGAAAGAAGATCTGGGAGATCGCGCATCTTGCCATACACAGATTTGCGTACAGAGAAGAGCAGAAGACGTGCTGCTACAAACTGATAATTTGGATGATCCAAATCAATAAGATCACTCGCAGAGCGAATCAAGATCTCTTGAATCTCACCCGTTGTAATGCCATCATAAAACTGGATACCAGACTGGATCTCAACCTGACTCGCAGAGACCCCTGCAAGACCCTCACAAGCGGCGTCAACCATCTTGTGCATCTTCTCTAGGTCAATGGGTTCAATTTGCCCTGAACGCTTAACTACCTTAATACCGTTGCTCATATTTTTTTCCAGTTTGTAAACTTTAGCTTTGCTTGTAGTCCGCTATAGATATTAGATTCTACCAGATTTTGCACGTCAAGTCCAGACATAACCATATCATTTATGTCCTTCACATTAATGTGATCTGGCCAAATAACTACTTGATAACCTCTGTCGATGGTTTTACTGATTCTGTTGACAATCTCTCTGTTGCGCGGTTCGTTATCGTAGATATAGACAGGATTGCTAATCCCCCAACGATCAACGTCAGCATCAGCTCCGCACATAGCAATCGAATTGCGAATGAACGTGCTGTCGAAAGGTCCTTCTGTAACGAAGACTGGAGCATCTCTTCCGACTTTATCCAGTCCATAGATTTTTGGTGCGTCATCATCCAGCATCACGGTAATGTATTTAACCTTGCTCGGACCTAGAGATCTCCCTTGATATCCAACAAACTTGTCTTCATAAATCAAAGGAATAATAATCCTTGGTTCATCATAAGTAAGATCATCAAAGGTATGAACTTTAGAGTTGGTCCACTCTTTGAACTTGTCCGTATAATAAAATTTATCAGGATCAAGTTTTCTATCTTCAAGATATTTCTTGGCATCCTGATTTGAAGATGCTTTTGGTAAACCAATCTTCAGGGTCTTCTTAAACTTTGGTTTCTCAAACTCAAACTTAGGTTCTTTGGCAACAAAGTTCTTACCTGTATGACCCTCTTTAAACTTCTCAAGAGTATACTCTTTGTGAAGAGCAGGATCTACTTGCTTCAAAAAATTATTGAATGACAAACTGATGCCACAGTTATGGCATTTGTAATTCGTATTCGTCTTTATTCTATAAAGATATCCTCGTGCCTTATTTTTAGTCTTCTCAGAATCTCCGCAGATAGGGCACCTGAAGTTGTAGAGATCAGGTTTGACCCTCTTGAATTTTGGCAGGCGACTGGATATTAGGTTGATGAACCTAACGTCAACGAAATCCATATTGTAAATGTCTATGTTGGGATCTTAACACTCCCAAAACCTGCTGTCAACCTCCAGGTCCCACAAACAGACAGTCATCATGCTGGTCCACATGTAGACAGAGTTAGATAGTTTTTGAAAGTAATACAGCGAATCTTTATGTCTCTCCATGGTTTGTTGTTAAACCATGATTATTTATTTTTGAATGCTAACTTGAGTTGGTGCTGGTGTTAATACTTCTATCACTGGTGGAATCACTTGCAGAATTGTCACAAACGTTGCGATAACCGCTGCTGCTCCCACAACAAACTTAGCATTTTGATCTACCTTCTTCTGTAATGCAGAGATTCTTTCGTGGACAACAGAATTGTCCTTAGAATGAGTCTCCTTCATCTCCTCAATCATCTTGAGAATCAATTGATCTGCCCTCTCACTTTCGTCTAGTCTATTCTCATGACGCTCTAAGATTACAGCAATCTTATTACTATTCTCTGATATCGTACCAACAGCACGTTCTAACTTATCCAACATCTCCTTGGACAAGTCTTCATAGATATCTAACTTCGATTCAAGGACTGCTAACTTACCAAGACCGAACGCCATTTTACTTCTTCCAATTCTTACGAGTATTTCTCTGGAAGATATATCTTTTCTTGTTCTTTTTTCTTACAGGAGGATCATCACCTGCTTGAGAAGATCCCGCGATCTGACCATTACCCATTGCCATGGTAGGTCCACCCTCTTCTTTAAGAGTCCTCACAATATTAATAATCTTATCAAGAGGATTCATTCTTGTATACCTTTCTTAACTCGGACAGACAGTGAATATCAACTGGGATGTCATGAATATATGTTTTAGGGTACTCTGGAAGACGATTCAAAAAGATGATAAAGGTCTTCATAACATCCCACAGATCTCTCTCTATTTTGTAGAAGAGCATTGGCGTTGCTGCTTCTCCAAATATATTATACAGAACTATAAAATGGTTTATAAGCAAATGGGTCTTTAGTTGACCCGTATTGCGATACCTCTTCAGCAGTCTCTTTATATACTTAAAGTGATTTAAGTCTTTATCAAAGTCCTCTTTTGTTACCGCTTGAGGATTCTCATAATTTTTTATTGCAAAGAGAAGGAAGTTATCTTCATTCAACTCATTAAATTGCATAATCTATATCATATATCAACCCAGTGGATCAGCGTCATATACAGGAGCGTTACCAGTTGTGATGCCAGACATCGCAACAAGAACTTCCTTCTTGACTCTTAATTCTCCATGCTGGTCAACATAGGTTGTAACACCAACCCAACCACCATGATCTACAGCATACTTAGTTGTAGTTGTAGCATCTACGCCTTCAGCAGCAACACCGTATACAACCTTGTCCTCTGTTCCAGAAGCACCTTCGCTGAAGGTGACATCACCGATAGAGCTGACAGGGCACTGCGATACAGTGAACGAAGTAGCGCCAATTGCAGCACCACTAAGACCTGCGGTAGAACCAATAGTTAATTGAGTTGTGCTTGCGATGCTAACAATTACAGCATCACCAAAATAAGTACCACTGCGATCACCGAATCTGATCACATCACCTTCCTGAGCACTACCTGCATCGCCAAATGCAGTGTTGGATCCAGTACAGATACCAGTTGCGTAGTTCAGGGTGACTGTTCCTGCAGAGGTTACGTTATCACTATTTCCCCAGAGTGCCATGTCTTACTGTCCGTAAAATTCAGTTACCTTTTTTTATTTATAAAAACCATCCCGTACAAGAGAGGGGAGCAATGCTCCCCTGGGATCAATTATCAGCGAGCTTTCATCGCCTCTGTTACCTTCGCAAGTAACTTATCATCCATGTCTGTTTTGGTCAGTTTGACCGCTTTGCCCAGGATGATCAGGCAAATTTCAATCAGTTTTTCGCCCAGTTCCTCGTTGTCGGGGATCTTAGCAACTGCGTCTACAATAATTTTTTGTGCTAATGGAAGAAGAAATGCAAGCATAATGTCCTCAGTCTGCAGTACAGACTATATAGCAGACTTTATGATTTTTTAATCAATCAGATTCACCAGCTCTTGGTCTGTATGGATTGGGTTTAGGTGCTCTCTTTTGAGCAAGTCTGTTTCTAATTCTATCAACAGGTGTTACACCTTTGTAACCCTTTGCACCCTTTTCCTTCTTCTTACCTTGAGGTGGAATAGCATTCTTTCTAGAAGACATCATCCCACCAGTCTTACGCATTTCGCGACTGACTTTATCAAAGGCACTATCACCAGATCTGGTGCCACCCTTCTCAGACGGATTACCAGTCTTGAAGTCTTTACCAGTCTCCTTGGCGTAACGAGTACGCTCATCTAACTCAGACTCCTCATTAGCAATAGAACGAATTCTAGCATTGAGTGCCTTCTCATCCTTCCTTGCTTGAATCTTTGCCTGACCAGCAGATGCTCTGGAGGTCTCCATTTCAGCTCTTGCATTCTGCATTTGCTGACGCTCAGTATCTTGCTGCTTTGCCCTGAGCGAGGAAGCACTAGGTTGTGCCGCCTCGCCTACTGCTTTTTTGCTTTGTCAGCAGCAATCTTCTTCTGTTGCCACTTATCAAGGATGTGATCGTGACGAGTTCCCTTTGCACGCTCACCTTCTCTGAACTTTTTGAAGTCAGCAACACGCTTATCTCTCTTTGCAGTCTCAGCATCTTTTGCTGCTTTCTGCTTAGCAATTCTCTCCTTATTCAAGCGATCAATTCTCTCATAAGGTTTTTCCTCAGAGATCTCCTCAACTTCAAGAACTTCTCCACCGAGTTTACCGATGCCTTCTTTGAGATCAGGATGAATCTCAATCTTATTCTTTACGTTCTTCTCAGTGATCTTTTTTTGCTTTTCTTCTCCAGCAACTTCAACCATGGTCTCTTCTTCAAGACCAAGTTCTGCCTTCCAGTTAGAGAACTCTTCTTTTTTAGTCTTAGCAATTGCCTTACCAATTGCCTTACGGCGCTTCATAAGGTACTTGTCGGAAGAATCCTTCTTACCGTCATTGTTTACATCACCGTCTTCCTGACCCACTGGATCAAGTTTGCCAGACTTCTTCTTAGATTTCTTCTTCTTATCATCCTCACCCTCATAAGCATCACCATGATCTGTAGGAGTTACAGATGAGATCTGAGGGTTCGATCTTAACTCATGCTTCTTCTTAGCATCAGCAAATCTTACATACCCCTTAGCATCGCCATATCCCTTCTTAGGAATTACGCGAACCTTCTCCTTACCCTTATCTCTTGCTTCTTCAAGATCACCTTCAACCTCAACAGACTCCGCTTTAGTTGCTTTAAACAGCATTGCTTTTGCTGCATCCTTAACAGGAGCAGAAGCTTTAGAGTTCTGCAGAGACTGAGTAAATGCTCTCTCTAGAGGAATACCTTCTCTTCTTGCTTTATATCTGGTGTCATAAGCAAGTTGTCTTGCTGCCTTCTGGATGTTATCCCCGCCACCACCAGCATCATCCTTCTTCTCACCATCATCTGATCCGCTGGAAGATGCAGAAGACTTATCTAATTGAGGTTTAATCTTTGCTTCCATCTCCGTGAGGTAGACCTCATGAAGATCAGAGACAACATGCTTAAGGTTTGCCATTACTCTAGTGCTTCTTTTTTGCCTTGTATTTATTTATGAAATTCCTGATTTTCTTTGTTCCAGTCATTCTCATGGCATACTCTCTGTGAGCATCCGTTCCGACTAGTCTTTGATCGGCAGGAACCCCAGATACTTCAGTCCATTCACGAACATCTCTAATCCAAGACTTGAACATTTCATCTTCAGATGTCACACAGATAAGATGATTTGTACCTCTACGAACAATCTTCCCAACCTGGTCTGTCTTGATGTTATGAACAAAGGATCCTTCACAAAAAATCTCACCAGCAATATACTTTTCTCTAAGTTCTTGCTCTTTTTCGCGTGTAAGTTGTTCAGGAACTTCAGTAGTTACACTATTTTTTGTCTTCTTTTTAGTAGAAGTTTGTGTTGCTACTGGTCTTTGATTATTCGGAGTTCTTTTTTGTGGTGGATCAGGTTCTCCAATAATTTGATTTTGATTGTAGAACTTCAGTTTACCACCAACGTTCTTCGCAATGAATTCTCCAGTTTTTTTATGATGAAAAGATCCATGCCCATCAGGCACTAAACCAAGTCTCTTACCTTGAATAGAGGCAAGAGATCTTGTTTCGTCAATGTATTGCGAAAATTTCTTCATATCTGTCAGGATATAATAATATTTATAATTGTATCAAGTTAATCTTTCTAGATCTTCCTGGAGTTTTGCGTTCAAATACTCATCAAGATTTTTGAACTTGGTTCTCTTAAGAACTTTAGTCACTAAGTCTTTTGTTAATGGAAGAGTTACGCTAGTCTTGTATTCTTTGGCCATTACAATATGCCAGACTTTCTATATTTAGCATCAGTAATATAGTCTATACAGACAACAGCACGAGGATTATCTCCAAGGTTCTCAACTCTGTGCCGTGACTGTGGATGAAAAATATAGAACTCTTTATTCTTCATTATCTTTGTCTCTACACTATAGTCATCATTCAGAATTTGGATGCACGATCCTTCACTAACATCCATGCCCCAAATTATTCTAAGTAACTGAACCCCAGGTATATAATCTTTATCAATGTGCCAGTTCAAAGACTGACCTGGATCCAATACATTAATGGCACAAACATCAGTGAATCCAATTTGATCAAGAACTGATGTAAGTGTAGGAAGTCTTTTTGTGTTTAACGTATATAATTTCTGCTCAGCAAAAAGGGGTGCGATGTGCCACCCCAACTTATCAGACTTCAAGCGTGCTTTGTAATAAGTATCATATCCAATCGGATAACCTTGCTTAAACTTACTGATGTAATAATTTTGTTCGTTTGTAAAATCTCTAAATTCTAACTCAGAGATATTATCACGATACTCTTTTAGAATAGTATCATGATACGTATTCAATAGAGATAACTTTGTACTAATATCTTGAGTTGAAATAAAGTTAGACATCACTCTTTAGTTGCTTCCTCAATAGCAGCATCAAGAACAACAATCGCTTCTCGAATCTCAATGGTTCTTTGAGATGGGAACTCATAACTGTCTTGTGCTGTAGAGCGGAACAATGCTTCACGCACTGCTGCTGCTTGACGCAATTCCATTTCAATGTTAATCATTTCCAACCTCCTTTTAAAACCCACTCGTCGTGGTATTGATTTTTCCAAGCACTGCTGATTCCGTAGGATGGTTGAATTACTTGCTCAATGTACCTACGATTTTCTCTGGCGATATTTAGACTCTCCGCCTCAAGAGTTTTGACTCGTCCATCTATTTGTGAGGACCACCAGACAGCACCCGCACCCTGAACCAACAGGAAAGATACGATAGCAAAAGGGATTTTAAGGTCATTCATTATTCTCAATTTGTTTGTCTATTTGGTTTGAAATCTCTCTGATTTTTAGGATACCTTCATCAGAGAAGAAACCAGGATGGTCCTTTGTATACAAGAACAGATGATGCCGCAAAACAATTGCGTCACGTCTATTCAGTTCAAGGTTGATCACAGGTCTCCCTCTGCGCGATTCTCAGAACGCTCAATGCTAAATGCACCTTCAGGATAACGAGCACTGAGTTTTTCAAAGTTCATTTGAATAACTTCTTCAATACTGATATCGAGTGCCATACATGCCTGAGACATATACCACATGATGTCACCCAACTCACGCTTCATGTGGAATGCATTCTCTTCGTTGTAAGGTTTACCTTGGAAGACAATCTTCTTAACAACTTCAGTGAACTCACCTGCTTCAGCAGACAGACCAAAAGCAGCAGTCATTAGTTGAGTGACATTACAGTCATTTGCCTCAAGTTGAGACAGTCGAGCAGACAGAACAGGATAATCCAGACTAGGAGCACTGGTGGTTTGCTTGACGAACTCGACGTACTTTTGAGTATCAACGGACATAATTTTAATTTGATTTACTAGTAGTTTACTCTAAAACGGATCAATTGTCTATCCAACAGGAATATTGAATGACATTATTTTTCTTGGTTTGTCTGATTGCTGAACCCTGCACTCGTGACCAAGCATTGCTGGGAACAGAATAATATCACCTTCTTGAATGTCTGTCAAGTTTATACAATTAATACTTCCAAAGAACGGATCTTGAAATGGGCAATAGAATGTTGTTGACGTGTGCTCCTCTGAATCAAATTCAACATATAAGACAGCAGACATATTACCAATTCCATGATTATGAAGGGAATGATAATCACCTCTATTATATGTCTGTGACCAAAGTTGCCACTCGTCTGGACCTTTAAAAGGCAATCCCATCTGAGGGAGGAGATCATCAAAATCATCCTTTAAAATAGAGTACCATTCATCAAAGTAAGGGGATCTACCCCTAGACTTAAAGTAATCAGTATCGCATCCATCCCAATTACTATCGGCGTCATCAATCATCCGAATAAATTTAGGTTTTTTATCTTCCCAATCAGGTAAAGAATATTTTATAACTTTGATTGAGAATATGTCTTTAATTGCCAGCATCGAATTCTGATTTTCCTCTAGTGTTACCGTAGTAGATTACCTCCAATGGTTCATCATCTGGTGGTACAAACTTCCTCCAAGGGTCAACAATCACACTACCAAAAGGAAAGTCACAATAAACCTCATCAGTTTTACTTTGCTCATCCCAATAACGATATGTTGTTGATGCACTATGTGCTAAAAGAAAGACTGCTGGGGATCCATTTGAGCGAGTATCACCAGTATATGGATCAACATACTCTACAGTTTTTTTATTCTTCTTGATATAGTGTTCAATTAACAGACTGTAACTACCATCAATGTAAGGAACTCTTGGTTTATATGCTTTACCATGAATCACGATAGGCATTCTTAACTCATTAGAAAGATGGCAAAGATAATCTGCCATATTTTTTGCTTGTCCCTCTCTTGATGCCATGATTCCTTTAAAGAAGTCATACCCAAGTTTTAATTTTGATGAGAGATACCTCAATGCCAAATTATCTCTAGGGTGACATGCACCACCATCACCCATTCCTGGTGTCAGGTATGCGGGACTCACAATACGAGTTCCTGCCGAAATTAACGCATTGGTAACAACATCAACATCAATATTACCTTGCTTCTCAGCAACATCTTGAATCATATTGACAAAAGATATTTTACTGCTGATGTAAGTATTATAAAAAACTTTGATGCACTCAATCTCTTCGTAAGTACCAATGATAAACCTCTCATCTAAGAGAGCAGATTCATTATCTGTATTCTCAATTCCACCCAAATCAGTACAACGAATATAAAAAGTAAGAAGGTTACGAACTAATTTGGCTTCTTTATCTAACCCATTCTCGGTTCCAATAAGAACCATCTCAGGAGATTTAAAGTCTTCCTTGACTGTACCCATAGCAATTAAATATGGGTTGTACATGAATGTACATCTAGGAACTAAGGGAATAAGTTGCTCTCTAATTGTTCCAGGTAGAACTGTAGAAATTAAAACAACATGCTGTTTATCAGAAGCGTACTTATTTACTTCTTTTAAGACCTTCTTTAAAATACTATAGTCAAAATCTTTTGGTTTAAGTTGAGTGCTAGGAACATCTCCGCCATATTTTTTATCATGTGGAGTAGGAACTGCAATAAAGGTAATTGTAGACCTTTCAACAACTTCTTTAATACTACTCTGATATTTTATAGATCCACCTTCTTTCGTCGTCTTTATATCTTCCATAGGAGCAAGATCATATGCATAGACCTGATACCCCTTCTCTGCCCAAACTTCAGCAACAGGTCTACCAAGTTTACCAGTACCAATAATACCTATGTTCATGCTCTTCTCTCCAAATCTAAAGTTACACAGTGGAATCCACCACTAAGAGTTCTTTGATGCCTCATAGGCAACATAGCACACTCTATGCCATATGTTTCTAATACTTCTCTGGTTGGATGCTGATGTTCTTCAAGTGCTACCAAATCAGGTGATACACTGAACAGGTTCATGTTACACCACTCCGAAGCATTATTATACCCAGGATAATATCCAATGTCAATAGGATCTGGTGCCTCAATAACATCCCAAGTATTAAACGGGTATGGTAACTGATTTTTGGGATCTGTAACTCTGGTTGGGTTGACCATCAACAGACCTTCTCGCAAAAATGCAATGGTAGTATCTATGTGAACATACGTGTAAATATCTTTCACAATTGATACGTGTGCATCAGAATTCAAAAGCACTTGAAGAAGATGTGCTCCTGCAGCGTTACCACTATTTGATTGTAAGTAAAGAACATCTTCATTTGCTCTAATCGCATTAGCAGCATCAAAGGCAGGTGTAACTTCCGTCAGTGCAAGAATATCTGGATTACCAACACAGCGAGAATTGTAAAGTCCATCATGATATGAACATGGCATCTCCACAACATTTTTAAGATGATGTTTGAATGATCTCCAATTACCTGCTCTTGATCTTAGTGGTTGTGGAGTTGCTACAACAAGATCATTGTGAATAAACACAGAATCTCTAGGACAATAATTATAGTATTCTGTTGGTTCTCTATTTGGTCTCAGAACTTCTACACTCTCTCCTTTCAAGAAGTCACAAAAGATCTCTAGGTCTTCATTTGCCTCATCAATAACCTGCTGTGGATATGGTCCAGTTTTAACCGATGACACATCCTCCCGATCTGCATAATTAATTGTCCTGAGACTTTTATCCATCTCAGGTATCTGAGCAAAGTCTGCAACTCCAACAATTACTTTTTTAAGTTGGTCCCACTCATTTTTAGAATTTATCATCGGTACTCAGTTCAGGTATAGATAATTTAGAAGTAGTAAGTATTATCATTTCACGATCATTTGGTTTTCCATATGTGAAGAAGTCATCCAAAGAATAATTAAGATGCTTAGTCATCCACCACCAATAATATGCATGTCTTGAATTATCATGATGTAGTCTATTTATTTCAAGACTGTGTTCCGTGCTAGTTAACTTTGTGTTTGTTGTAATAAGAGGAATGCAATATGTCTTGCCAGTGTGACCCACAAAATAATCCACAGTAGTTGAACTGCTGCTAAAGTCAAGTATTGCAGTCTTGCAATCAAATCTATACTTATCCTTGTAGCAATGAAGAGATAAAATCTTCTCAACATAATCTCTCCGCAAAAGAACTGGACCAAAATAAGAATGCCTGAGTTTAGGATGAAGAAAGAATGGTATAAACTCTGTCGATTCAAATCCTAGTTGAATACAATCCCAGTCATACGGCAATCGAGACATCAAATAGTCCCAATCAAAGTTCCAATATTCAAATAAAGTTAAATCATAATCATCCTCCATGAGAAGAAGATATTCATCTTCACTCGTATCGATCCAATTTTTCATGAACTCTAAATGAGTTACTGCATTACCAAGAGCGTATGCTGGTATGCCAGTAACTGATCCAACAACATAGTCCTTTGCCCAATCATTAATATTTGATGCTAGGAACTTTGAACCAGACACTCTAGTGAAGGGCAACTTCCAATAATCAAATTGTTCTTCCATATAATCTCTACGATCAGTTCGATTATCGAGATTCGTATAGTAGATGTGGGGGAAGTTCTTTAGTTTATTTTTTAAGTTCATTTCAAGTACGACCAAATCCTCTTAATCATTCCCCTATCATTTGGTTTACCATAAGTAAATATGTCTTCCATACTATGTCTCTTCTTATCATTCCTCCACCAATCATAATATGCTAATCTACACCCCTTAACTACTTGGTACTTCTTAGATGTTTTGCCAAAGAAGTCAGTGTGACCTGGGAACATTGGAAGACAATATGTTTTACCACAATGTCCTATAAAGTAATCTGGAGTTCCAGAATGAAGTCCAAAACTTCTATTTGCACTAAAGTTTGACAAATCATATTTCCCATCAACACAATGAAGTTTGATTAACTTCTTAACATACCTTCTATTCAGAAGAGCAGTGTTAAAGGTATGCGCTGGCATTATTTGATGAAGATAAAATGGAATATAGTTTATATTCTCAAATCCCATCATAAAACAATCCCAATCATAGGGTAGTTTACTCATCAAAAACTCCCAATCAAAATGGAAGTATTGGACCAACCCAAAATCTATTGTATCCCTACTTATTATTAATGACTCTTCTTCAGTATTGTCATACCAGTCTTTCAAAGACTCAAGAATAGTTATTGAATATGCTGCTGTAGCAATTGGAAGTTTATACTTGGACCTATTTAACAATAGATCTTTCCATTCACTTACATTAGCATTAGTATACTTAGAAGTAGATATCCTCTTATAATTCTTTACCTTCAGATTAATAAGATTTCTCTCCATATGATCCTTCAATGGAGTGTTTGAATCCGAATTAAAATAGTAGAAGGTAGGAACCCCAGCAAACTTATCGTATAAATTCATGATTTCCTAAAATAATCAAGGTATGATTCCCCATATAATTTATATGACTTCCCAGTCATATCATATGTACGGAATTTACGAGGTTTTAATATCATATCATCGTGTTTACCAGTCCCATAACTAAAAAAATCATCTAAAGAGAACCTATCACATTCATGCTGCCACCAGAAATAATAGGTGTTCCTAGCAAGAATGTCACCCTCACTTCTATAGAACTTCTGAATTATACTATTGTTTTCAAAACTACCAAAGTTTGCATTAACAGTAATCAAAGGAAGACAATATGTCCTACCAGTATGAACCATAAAATAGTCTACTGTTCCAGATCCAGCAACATCAGATTGTTTATTCCAAGCAGCATTAGCAACAGTATTGACTAACTTGTACTTGTCACCAACACAATGAAGATCTAATATCTTTTCAACAAAAGACCGTTTTAGAAGAACTGGTCCAAAATCGTGTGCTGGTTCAATAGGGTGTAGATGAAATCTAATGCCATCTGGATTCTCAAAACCCATCAAAAGACAGTCCCAGTCGTAAGGCAACCTATCAATTATTGTGTGCCAATCAAATGTCCAATAGTCAATTAATTGCATATCATAATCGTCTTCCATGAGAAGCACATAAGGATCTTTAGACTCCTTATACCAGTTCTTCAAGAAATCTAAATGACTAATTGCATTTGCAGCAATAGGAACTAAAAGTTTATAGTCATCAATATCCGCAATGAGATGCTTCCATTTGGAATTCTCTGACGCAAGAAACTTAGTGCCAGAGACACGCTGATACTCAATATCAAAAACTTCAAATTGTTCAACCATCCATTTACGTCTATCTTCCCTATTATCAAGATTGAAGAAGTGAACTTTTGGAAATCCTCTCATCTTATAATTCAGATCCATATCATTATGCCCTCAACTTCGTCCATGTAAACTTCTGATCTACCACCTTGAGTGTCGAACATGACTTCCATCTTCCACTCATCATCACCCTTATTATAATGAAAGAACTCAAAATTTGAGAATTTATTTGATTTATATTTCCACCAATATTTAATAGCATCAGACCCAACTCTTTCTTCAACACTCAATTTACAAGTATTATTAAATGCAAATACAGGAAGAGTATATGTAACACCAATATCAAAAAAGAATGTGTCTAGTAATCCATATTCATCAAACCTTACAGACTTGTTTGGTGTTTCATATGCAAGCTTATATTTGTTGTCCACAAAGTGAAACTGCTTCAATCTTTTTGCAAATGTTCTACTAATCATAAAACACCGCTGAGATTTATTTGTATTCACCCAAGGGTGAAGATGCATCTTAATTGATCTCCTAGAAGATGTATATAATTGAATACAGTCCCAATTGTATGGAAGCTGATGTTCCAAAAACTTCCAATCAAACATCCAACTGTTAACTACAGAAAGATCAAGACCATCATCTGCAAAGATACATGTCTCGGATGATTCAGAATCATACCACTCAATAATAGAATCTATGAGATTTAATGAATAGGATACATCAGTCCAGGGTAACATGGTGACGTTATCGAGAACAATATCCTTCCAGTCAGGATTAGTATCTCCATGATACTTATTAGAATGTCTCTGATAATTTTTAATTCCCCATAAACTAAACTGTTCCTCCATAGACTCCTTAGCATGTACATCAGAATCGTTATTCCTGTAAATGATTTTAGGAAGTCCATCCAACTTTGATGGAGAACTAGTATTCAATTCTAATTTTAATTCATCCATCATGGTGCTATATGATCATATCGTGGTAACTGAATCAACATTGTCTCATGAATTGGTCCACCCCAAGATAAAATATCTTCCGCCGAATATCTACAACTCTTCTCTTCCCACCACTTTTTAATGCATGAAGTGGCAAGAATGTCATATATCTTGTTATGATAAACAGCGATGATAGGATCATAATCGGATCCCGTCTGCTGCTTATTATCTTGTGCTACTGCTAATTTAGGATCAAGAGTTAAGAGAGGTAGAGAATATGATTTACCAACCTGATAAATCAAGAAGTCATCACTACTATAAGATTCTCTAGGGACTTGAAGATCTCTTAGGCTTTGATTCAACTTAAACGACCCATCTGGTTGAAGATGAATCTTCATCAACTTCTCAACAAAAGATCTATTGATCATAAAGATAGCAGCAGATGAGCTGTGCCACTGTCTTGGATTGAGGTGCATCTTTATATGATGATCATGACAATGATAAAACTGCACTATCTCCCAATTATATGGAAGACTTTTAAATACTGTCTCCCAATCAAATGGCCAATACTCTACAAGATCAAAGCACAGATCATCTTGTATGATCATCAAAGTCTCAGATATACCAGACTCATACCACTCAATCATCATTGTAAATTCATTCATTACAATAGATGCATCAGAAGGAGCAAGCAACATCAAGTCCAACTTATGCCCCCACTGATCAATCTTGTCAGTAGAAAACCTAGAAGCGGACCACCGAGTAAAATCAGTAATCCCCCACTTTTTAAATTGACCTTCAATGTGTTCCTTCCTATCAGTTCTGTGATCTAGATTCAGATACATGATGGGAGGAAGTCCCTTCAGTTTATTCATTTAAATACTCCCATATCAGGAAGATACGGATAATCCTTATAACTCATTGCAAGAGGGAATGCATCCTTTACTTCTTCAAATACCTCAAGTCCCTTCTTTGCAGTCTCTGGGGTCATATAATAATGATAACCCATTACAGTAATATCTTGATCACCCCAGGGAACATATTTCTTACGTCCATCATATGCCATCATTCGCAACTGTTCCGCAGCGTACTCATCATCCGTCAAAATCATTCCACCTCTACCCAAAGAGAGGTGCTTCCGATATTGAAAACTCAAACACAAATAAGTTCCAGAGACATATGAATTTGGTCTCCACAAAACTGCACCATCAATAATATTAGTGCCACCAAGATAATATTGATCATACCACTGAATATTATCAAATCTCCAATCAAGACCAAGTTTCTGGCAGGTCATTGGAATAGAAATATAAGTATGCTCTGGTAATGTTATTCTATCGTATCCTTCATACCTCAAACACAATTCAATTGCATGGGTGCAGCAATCAGTAGCAATTCCATACTTTGCACCATAAAATTTCGCTATCGTATCTTCAAACCTCTCAACGGCATGGAAGGGGTCAGATACCTTTTGCGTACAATTCATAATCCGATTCATAAAGATCCAAAAACTCTTTGTTGTTTGGTTCTACGTATTCTGTATATATCTTAGCACACAATGGTTTGAAATTGGGTGTGAAGTATTTTGAATCTCTAAGATGAGGAACTGGAAATGGTTTGTACTCTGAGGTATTATTCTTCATAAAAAGATTTACCTTTGCAGACAGATCTCCATCAAGTTTAAGAAGTTCTAATTTACCCCTATTCTCCAAGCACAATCTCAAGAATGCTGTCTGAGGACCAGTGTGTTCATCAAATATGTACTTACCATTTTTGATTTGACTGACAACCCAATCCATGGGTGGTTTATATCTACACATAAACTCATTCAATCCAGAGATCCATCTTTGTGCAGGATCTCTTGTCACAGCAAAAAATTTATGATCACTCTCAACAAAGTATTTTGCCAGATAGTCTGGATCTTTATCAGATTCTAGTTTATCAAGAGATATAAACTTTGGGCAGTTGAGCATAAGTGCAGAAGATACAGATGTGCTTCCACACTTATCGATGTGCATGTAAATCAACTTATCAGTTTTATTCCAATAACAATTTACAAATCCTTCTTTATGAATTTCTTGTCCTTTTATTCCCTTTTTTAATTTGAAAGTAAAAGAAGAGCAGTACTTACCATACTGCTCTACAAGATCATCTACTACTGCTCTTCGCTTCCGCATTTTAAAGTTGCCGTGATTTGCATAGTATATCTATTCTCTTTACCAAGGTTTGCTGCAAGGTGAGTAGTGTCTCCCGTCCACCAAACATAACTACCCTTCTTCCAATTAGTGTATGGTTTACGATCCAATTCAAAGTAATGTCCCGTCTTCCAATCTTCAAGAAAAATCAAGACCCTACAAATTTTATTGATGTCTGGTTCTCCATAAATCTCTCGGAACCTTGGATAAGTATCTTCATGCTCTGGCATGATTGTTCCTGGAGGCATATTATAAAGGGACAAGGAAGTCTTATCCATAAAGTACCACTTATTACCAACTGGAATATATTTCTTTTTGAGAGAATCTACGATCTCATGCGTCCATTCAGGAACTCCACGATACTCTTCACGAAGGAGTCCAGTGTAGTTAACATATAGATGTCCAACATTCTTCCAACGCTCTACAATCTCATCACTAGGAAACTGTCTCCGTGCAGGATACTCAATGGATTTAAAATCGCCAATTAGTTCTGGGTAAATGCTCTTCATAATCAATCAAACTTGAAGGATCCAAACTTTTCTTTGCGAGAAGACTTCTTCTCATCAAACTCATACTCTTCGTCTTGACCACTGTCAAGAACATCATTCTGTGCAGACTGCTCGCAATCATACAGTCTCATTTTAGCACGATCAATACCAACAATAAATCTCTTATTGACAGACAAATCATTGTATCGGTTCTTCAACTGCTTCACCATAATCTGCCCGAGTTCCTCCAATTCATCTGTGCTAATAAGGGCAAACATAAGATCAGCAGTAGCAGGGAGACCAAAGGACTCAGAAGTGTCAGTAAGGTCAACATCACTGCTACCATAACCAGAACGAGTGGTCTGCGTGGCAGAAACGATAGGGACGTTTGCTTCAACAGCCAATCCTCTAAGCTCTTCTGCAATTGACTTAATATAAGAATATGAATTGACAGTGCCACTCTGGCGATACCGAGAGGAAGCACATATATTAAGGTAATCAATGAAAATAATATCAGGTCTAAATGACTTCTTAAGTGCAAGCTCATTAAGAAGTGCCTTAAAGTGTCCACTATGTGCGCCCGCAGTTGGATACTCTTTAATTATAAGAGCACCCTGTGTTTTTTGCGCTAATTTTGTGACTTTGCTGTCAAACATCACTTTAGGAAGTTCACCAATCTCTTGTATGGGAACATTGAGGAGGTTTGCATCAATACGCTCAGCAATTTTTTCTTCTGCCATCTCCATTGTAATGTATAGCACGCTACGTCCGTTAAGCAAACAGGCGCTAGCCATATGGCACATGAACAAAGACTTGCCGACGCCTGTCCCAGCAAGAGCGACATTAAGACTCTTATTAACAAGACCTCCCTTGGTAATCTTGTTAAAGTATTCCAAGTCGAAGGGGATTTTGTCTTCCTTCTTATGATAGAAGTCGAATCGCTCGTCGGCATTTGCAAAGTAATCGTGACCAATATTATTATCAAAAGAGACTGCTAGTGCTTCACTGAGGATGGATGGAATAGCATCTCGGTTCTTCTTATCATCATTACCATCAGCAATATTGATAGAGTCCATTAGTGCAAGATAGATTGCCCTATCACGGCACCACTTTTCAGTAGTATCATATAACCACTGAAGATCTGCAGGAGTATCTTCCAGATTCGTAATCAGAATCTGCAACTCTTTCAGCATACCTTCATTGAGATCCTTCCTATTAGAGACCTCAATAAGGAGTGCTTCGACTGTAACCTGAGTATTATATGTTGCGATGAAGGTAACAATCTCTTCAAACATAATCTTCTGAGATACTTCTTGGAAGTACTCAGGTTTGATAAAGGGAATTACCTTGCGGGAGTATTCTTCATTATATAAAAGATTCTTTAGAATCGTGTGCTCAATAGACTCCATTACTCACCATAACTAAATTCGGACTTAGCAATAACGTCGAGTTGCTCTAGAACTTCAGGAGTAAAATACTTCTCAGGTTCTTTATAGATTGCTTTGGCATAGACTTTCTTACCGTCTATCTCGTAGCGTCCAGCAACGTTCTTCCAGAGACCACCGAGTTCACCGAGTTCAAGAAGACCATAATATCGATCAAGACCACGCTCATCGTAATAAAGACGAATTTCCACATCTTTGTTCTCCTTGCTCAAACGAGACTTAGCAGTTTTTGCCTTGATGATGTTACCTACCACTTCTGTCCCATCCTTCTCTTTCTTCTTGCTGAGATAGATGATAGTGGAAGCAGCATACTTAAGACCAGAACCGCCACCCATTTCCTTTGTGGGGACGTAAGCACCGATAACATCATAGGTGTGGTTGGTAACGATCATGGGGATGTTTGCCTGACCCAACTTAAGAGTGAGCATACGGAACGCACCTTTGACAAGTTGAGATTTGGTCATGTCTCTAACTTGCTTCTCGTTGAGAGCGTCTGTAATCTCCTTCTCCGTGGATAGCATTCCAAGAGAGTCTAGCACAAACATGCACGGTTTGCGCTCGTCCTCAGGCGCTTTCAGATACATATCAACTGCCTTGAGTGCCTTGCTTCGGAACTCTTCGATAGTTACAACATTAACTACGACAACCCTAGAGAGGTCGATTCCGCGACTCTGAAGAAGAGATTTATTAACTGCTGCTTCAGTGTCAAAATAGAGACAATAACCATCAGGGTTGCTGTCAAGGAAATTTTTAACGACAGCGAGGCTGAAGAAAGTTTTTCCAGTGCTAGACTCCCCAGCAATGGCAGTAATCTTATTCCCAGATACACCACCAAATACACTGCCTGAAACGAGTCCGTTAAAAATGTACGAACCCGTGTCCACATATTGTTCAGTCTCGTCAATATCGGCAGCGAGTTGTGTGTATTCATCACCAATCTCTTTTACAATACTTTTTAAAAAATCCATTAGATCACAAATCCAAACTGTTCACGGGCAATTTTTTTATAAGGTCCACCAGGGTTCTCCTCACGAATCTCCTTGATGATCTTCAACTTTTGGTAAAGAGAAGTATCTCCACCTAGACGAAGGGCATTTACGATAGTAGCGAGTTCTGCATCAGTAATAGGAAGTTCCATTATCCAAAAAATAGTTCAAGGTTTACAGTCTTCTCAACATTCCATCCGATGGCGTCGAGAATAGTTTTTACGGGTTCAACAAAACTCTTGTCGAATTGTAGGTTGTAATCAATATACTTGTCAAGGTTAAGTTCCTTAGGAAATTCTTGAATAAATGAGATGACGTTCTCTCTCAATGGGTTTGGTTCCTTCAAATAGCAGAACTTAATCTTCTCTCCGTTATTGATGAGTGAATATTTATTAGTCAGTTTTTTATCCTTTACATGATGATTGAATAGAAGAGCACCCCTGACGTGAATGGGTGTTCCCTTTGTGTAGATAGAAGTTCTACACTCATACTTCTTGACATTAGATACAGATCTTGGGAATGAGATTTGTTCAGGAGGGAGTTGCTTAAACTCATTTCTACTCTTATCAATGAATTCAATCACATCCTCTTCAGTGCCAGTCATCATAAGTTTTAGAGCACCCTTAATCATAGTCCGACAAGGTGCAGGGGTTGATGACTTAACTGCTTCAATACCCATGATCTTCAGTTTGGGTTCGGCATAGGCAACACCCTCACTGTTCCATACATTCAAGATATATCGCTTCTTAGCTGTCCAAATCCCACGGTCAGCAATGTTCTCACGCTTCATGAACATCTTCTGATCATAAGCGTTGACATACTCCGCCAACTCCTTGTAACTCTTGTCGATGAAGGGTTCAATTTGATCTTGACATGCTTTGTCAAGGAACTCCACTACTTTTCCTTTGTCATCAGTTCCTTCAGGAAATACACGATCAACAAGCGGACCAAGGTGTAGGTAGATAGAATCAGTATCAGAAGCAATAACATAGTCTTTGTCTTCTGTCTTTAGAATCCTATTTAGATAGGCATTCATTCTGTTCTCAATCCAGCGGATGGAGACTTGTCCAGATAGGGTGATTGCTTCGGCGTTAGCAAGTTTATAGTAACGAAAATATTGATTGCCAATAGCACCATAGGCAGAGTTAAGGGCGATCTTCTTAGCCATCTGAATATTGTTACAGCGTGCAATTTCCTTCTCCAATTCTTTAGTAGGGGTCTTCTCATATGCTTGCTTTGCTTTGAGCATCTTCTTCTTGAAGATCACTCGCTCGCTATACATCTTATCCATGAGTTCTGGCAAGAACCCACGAGTATTCTTACGGTACATGGACCCGTTAGCACACACCGCACTATCTTTGTAATCCTCGAAGTCTATCTCCTCATTAAGGATTCTATCAACTGTTGCCGCTGGATGTCTGGTATCACGAAGCGTCTCTGGCGAGATATTGTACTGCATAATAAGGTGAGGGTACAGACTATTAAGGTCAAAACTGACCACCCAATCATACTTTCCTGGAGTCGGTTCCTTGACATAAGCACCTGCGTACTTTTCGTTCTTGTCAGACTTCTCTTTAGGAGGAATAACAATTCCCCTTCCCTTTAAGTAGTTATAAATGATCGTGTCCCACATCCTCACCTGATAGAACACATCTTCATAATTGACCTTGGCATCATATGCCATAGTCAATGCAAGTTCAATCAGCTTCATCTTGTCTTCCAATCGGTCAACAAGTTCCACGTCAATGATGTTGTATTCTACAAACTTCTGCCAACCGTTTGTATAGAAGTCTTTGAATGTATCAAACTCGGAGTGGTCCAACTTCTGCTGACCTAACTCCACATTTGCAATGTGATCCAGTCGGTAAGACTCCTGGTTAGTGTAGGTAAATTTCTTGTAAAGATCCAGATAATCTAACTGAGAGACTCCACCAATGTCATAGGACAGTTGCTTCCTACCTTGGATATAAACTTCTTGCTCAGTTACAAGACCCCATGGAGAAAGTCGCTTCATCAACTTCTCACCAAGGATTCGATCAATACGGCGAACTAGGTATGGAATATCATACAGTTTGCTATTCCATCCAGTAACAACTTCTGGGGTGTTGTCAATCCACCAACTGATAAAGTCATGAAGAAGATCTTCTTCATTGTTGAACTGCTTGTAATAGTGATTCCCTTGCTTCAGTTTGAATGGACCCTGACCCCAAGTGATGATTTCCTTGGTTGCATAGTCCTGAAGAGTGATAAGAAGAACTTCCTCAGCAGCAGACTCTACGTCTGGGAATCCGTTCTCAGAAGCAACCTCAATGTCAATGGTAGATAGCATGATCTTACCAATATCAAACTTAATCTCTTGCTCAGAATACTTCTCAGAGATGTATTGGTAAATAAACCTCTCATTACCGTAGATTTTAAATCCCTCTACGCCATCATATTTTTTGATGAACTCACGGCACTCATGTACGGTCCCAGGTTTGATTGCTTCAACCTGTTCTCCACTAAGAGTCTTATAGAACGTCTTCTTTTGTGAGGGCACAAAAAGGGTCGGGTTCCACTTCTCGCGGGTAGTGAAGCGTTTACCGTCTTCATAACCCCTGACGAGGAACTGGTTCCCGACCATCTGGACGTTCGTATAGAATCTCACTTAGTCAAACTGCTGTACAGTTCTTTGATTCTACCAGTTGGTTCGGCAATGGTCAAGATCTTATCGGAATGAATCTTGAACTTACTGTCTGTCGTGATATCACCCAACCAATTTTGAAGGGTTCCGTCAGGCATAATATTGAATGGTTGTACCAAAATACAATCTGGTTCGCCCAGGTCAGCAGAAGGTGCTTCCTCCAATCGAGCAATCAGAGTTCCACCAGTTTGAAAGATAATGACTTTGGGTTCCATATCAGCAATCCTCACAACTATCAGTTACTACCATAGATTGACTTTGATCCTCAGATTCTTCCTTAAGGATGTCAACCATGTACATTCGATGGAGTTCATTGACAGGATCAACAAAAGTTACAATCCAATCAAGAGGAACTGGGAATCTATATCCCTTACCCAAAGCAATCCAAGGACTCAGTTTGATCTCAAAGGAAGCACCACCTTCCTCACTGACTTCTGGATCACCAGTTTTTACTACACAAGGTTTGTTAAAGAAATATCCTACTACTTTGTCTTCAAGAAGCATCTCTTCAACATCAGTAATAATTTGTTCTCCTGTCTTTACGACAGCTAATTTAATTGCCATGACTAAATGAAGTTTAGTATAATGTTAGCACGAAAAAGAAAAGCGGGCAAGGGTTGATTCTGACCAACCCCGCCCATGCGGCGACGATATTTGGGTATCCCCGCAGTTATTTATAGGTAGTCTTTGCGAGCATGATGCTCAGGAACCACTTTACCGAGTTGAACACTCAGTAACCCATCCTCAAAAGTAACTGATCTAATTTCCGTATCATCACTGAGCGTCCATGCTCTGGTGAAAGATCGTTGAGCCATTCCTCTATGGACGTAGCTTGTTGTATCTTCTTTAGATTCTTTTTGTCCTTCAACAAAAAGTTTTCCATATTCGGTGTAGACATTTACCTCTTCCTTTTTAAATCCAGCAAGCGCGATTTCTAAACGCGATTCTACATTGCTGACCTGGATCAAATTATAAGGAGGATAGTTGGTAGATGATTCATGTACGTTGAATAGACGGTCAAAGTACTCGTCCATTCCAATACTATTACGATTGATTCTATCCAGAAGCTGCGGAATATCTGCAGCACCGTATCTCATGAGGTTACCCATGGTTTTAGCTCCTTTACTAAGCGAGTTTATGTTGTGTGGACCCTTACGGCATCCACTACTATTTAACCATAAACTACAAAAAAGAGTAACCGTGATAACCGAATGTGGTTATAGGGTTAACCGTTATTGAACGTGTGGTCAGCAAGCATAGCAAACAGTTGAGACTTCAAATGCCGCAAAAACTCTTGTTCTTCGTATGGTCTAGCAGGTGCTCCTGGCCACTTCTCAATAGAATAGCACGTATGATCATAAAACAGACGAACGTCTTCTATCGATAAAAATAGTTGATATCCGTCTTGTTCCAGATCTTCCATAAGATTACTCGGTCGCTTCTACTTTTTTCTTCGACCCAATATTATACTTCTGTTCCAGAATCCAATCGTTCTTATCTTTGTAGGATAAAACCTTGATTTGGTTTAAAGGTGCGATATCCATAATGGATTCGCCATCTACTACGCTAATTAAACCCCAATCAGAGAGGAGTCTCGCAATCCTGTTCCGTCTCTGAACATCATTTACAGTAAGGTTTGCATGTTTACCATCAAGAGCAAACAATTCCTTGAAGTGAGTGATGTAGTACCTGCCTTGCTTATGGAGAATGTGGCAAGACTGATAAAGTTTCTTTTCTTTGCGTGAAGCAACGCCGATGCGGGTAAGAGTTTCACGAACCTTCAGGAAGTCATCTGGTTCATTCAACATAACTTCAACCATCATCTCAGGTGTCCAGTTTACCTGGGGTTCAATACTGTTTGTCATGTTCCACCAATGTCAAGTCGTTTCTTAATAAAATCTATTTGATCTTTTGACAAGATCTTCAATGCCTGCATTGCCTTCTCATTACTATAACCATAGTATTGCTTGACAATATCAAGATCAGTAATCTTATCCTTTCGGAGCCAAGGAGAAAACCTTTTACGCTTCCTCAAACTATTTAGATAAAAAGAATATTGCATGTCTTTATCAAGATGACCATTCTTATTCATCTCATTGGCAAACAAAACACAATCCAAATGACCAGACAAGCAACGATTGACAATGAATGGTGGATATGACTTGATGTCCTCAGACAAGTCCTCTTTTGTTTGATTAATAGAATTCAACCAGTCTTTCAGTTCCATTATTGCTTGTAATGATCAGGAATTTCGTCGGAACCAAAAATTGCACTAACACCTGTAATAGTTGCTCCAGGATTTCTTGCAAGTGCAATCTCTCTAGCATCCTGGAAGTCTCGCGCTACGTAGCTCTCCTCCCACAGTTTGCCCGCTTTGTACAGTGATACTTTTGCATTCATAGTTCATCAAGAGTAGTTCTTTACGTTCCTTTTGATCACTCATGTAATCACCAACAGATCTCATGGTGTATGTAAGATCAAACTCACCCGTTCTCCATTTAGAGTCAGTAAACCGATCTTTCACAAGTTGATCAGAATTGTAACTAATCATCATGTCTGTAGAAGAGTTGTTACAGTCTTCTGCAAACTTGTCATGATCAAATCCTTTATGCATCGTGCCACCCTTTGCACCATAGAGATTATCTTTGATGTCATAAGGTGGATCAAGATAAACAAATGCATTAGATCGCTCCGAAGATTCATCTAAGATTTGATCGTATGAGTAATTAGTTATCGTCCAATTATGTATAAGTTGTTGATAACCACTCAATTTGAGAATCCCTTTAAAAGAGAAGTTACTAACAGATGCCTGACTTGAGAATGAAGATGATTGAGACAACCCAGAGAAGGAGCACTTATTAACAACATAGAAGTAGATGGCGGTCCACAGAGGATCTGAATTATCTTCTTCCACATATTGTTTTGCAGAAGTGAACAATCCCCTAGCACGATCTGGATCTGGATACTTTGATTTTAGTTCATCAAGAATCACTTCCATTTGTGATCCATTCTTTTGCAACTGTTGCCAGAAGGTTGCCAGAGGATAGTGAAGATCATTTACCCAGACCTTCAGATGCGGATACTTCTTAGTGAGATGTATGGCAACACTGCCACCACCAATGAAGGGTTCATGATACTCCTTATAGTCCCTGAGATCAGGGAAGTAAGGGTCCATCTTTTTACACGCTCTAGACTTGCCTCCAGGGTAGCGGAGAGGAGTCTTATAACTCTTCATCAAAGAATCTCCTGCAGATTATCAATAAGGTCAGAAGCGGTAATACTCCTCTCTGCAGGTTTAATATCTTTAGCAAGCATAGTAAAGTCTCCTGCAAGAAACTTAACTTTGGCAGTAGGAGATTTAGGAGTAAAGTAAATACGCTTTTCTACAGTGTCCCAATCAACAATTCCAATTGACATAGACCCAGTATCCACAAGCAACATGTAGTCAAAGGTCTTATCGACTACTTTTTTATCTCCACGGAAATTTTTAAGATCAATTACAGATGTAGATCCATTCTTGTTAAACATCTTGAGTTTACCCTTCATCTCATAGTTGATATTATCTTCCGAAATAAAATCAACTCCATCTTTGTAATCTCCAACATATTCAAATTGACCATCACTCCACTTGGCAAAAGAATTCTCCTGCAACCAAGTACGAAGAGATTTGAATGCATTAGACTTCATCTGTTTGTCATTAGTAGCGTTCACGCAACCAAAAAACTGTTCAAGGTTGATGCGATCAATGTTAATCATAATAAAATAAAAGAATCAGAGAGCAAGTTTCTTGCTAGGAGCAATGATGGGACTGAACATAGACTGATACTCAGTCACAATCTGGTCCTGTGCGTCTGCAATAT